AAGAAGACGTAATTCATTGGAAAACATTTAACCCCGAATTTGATGCTTACGAAAGAACGCACATGAGAGGTTTTGACCCGTTAAGCCCACTTAAAAGAAGGTTACAACAGGATAACGATGCAATGGAAGCTGCTGTGGCTATGTTCCAAAACGGAGGCGCAAAGGGTGTTCTTTATAACGAAACATACACCGACTTAACTCCTGAACAAGCTACGCAAATAAAAGGAGTAATTGACAGGAAGATTAACAACAAAGACATGAAAGCTGCTGTGGCTTCCTTACAGGGCAAATGGGGCTATTTAGACATTGGGAAGGACAGCGTAGACATGGAGTTATTAAAGAGCCAGCAAGTAACCTTAGAACGTATATCCTTAGCATTAGGCATTGACCCTGACGTATTAATAGCAGGTCAAAGTTTCAGCAACAAAGAGTGGGCGCAAAAGAAATTCGTAACGGATTTAGTGATGCCGATGTGTAATTCACTAAGAGACGAACTAAATAGAGTTTTAGCACCAGCATTTAAAAACGGTGTAGTTGATTTTGATTTTAGTTCTATTCCTGAATTACAAGAGGACTTGAGTAAGATGTGGACTGTATGGAGTGGTATGTTCGACAGGGGCGCAATTAACGCAAAAGAGTTAAGGATGTTAACAGGATTTGAGGAAAGCGGCAAACCTGAACATGAGCAGTTTCTTATAACTGGTAATTACGGATTATTGGAAGATGTAAACGCACCTATTGAAACCGATGTACAACCAACAAAGGATTATTTGGACGAGTTATAACGGGTTTGAACTGATGGAAGTTCATTTGCCCATGACCTTAGTAGCTAATTTAGATGCTATGGTTTTTATCAAATGTGTGTTATTCATTGTGAAAATTTGAATTAATGATTAGGTTTATTACAGATAATGGTTTTGTTTTATTAAAAGATGGCGATAATGATATGGCTTATATATCTGCATCTTCCGATGATGTAGAATATTCAAAAATAAGTACCACTAAAGTCAGCTTTACAATTAAAGGATTAAGATACAACAACATTAATGCTACTGATATTTATTTTGAGGGTACACAATGCACAAATGCAGATAACTTCATTGAATTATTAAAACAAACATTTACAAGTATAAGCGGTGTAAATGACGTTGATAATTTTAAGTTTGTTTCATCTTTAAATGATTTGCCCGATGCTGTAAACGGTGTTATTACCTTAGTAACCAATAAAACATATTTCTTTACTAAAGTAGTGGATTTAGCAGGTGCAAGATTATTAGCCTCTGAAAACACAACAATATTAGGTGCAAGCTCCGAAAATTGCCGAATAAAATCAACAGGGTTAAATGCTAATACTGCATTAATTACGTCTCAATATTCTTTAATCATACGAAATATTACTATTGAGCATGGTACTGCTTTAGATTTAGATGCAGATGGTTATTCGGGCGCAGCTATTGATTGGTTTGGTGTGAATTTTACTGATTGTGCAACTATTGGAACGATTGCTAATTATTCAAATGTGATATGGTCTGATTGTGCTGTTTTAAATTCAGCAGGTTTGACATTTGACGGCAGCATAGGCACAGTAGGTTTCAGCCAATGTATTTTTGATGGTAGGGCAGTCAGTACAATAATTATTTTACCCGCCACATTAACAATTACAAGGCGATTCAGAATTATTTATTCTGCTTTTGTGGTGTTAAGTGGTGAAACAGGCATCAATACAAGTGTTTCAGCTACTATACCTGTTGAAAGTTACATTTTAGATACTGTCAATTTTAGCGGTGGAGGTACTTATGTTACAGGCGTTTTACACACAGATAATAAAAGTTTGTGGGAAAATAACAAAGGTATTTCAAACAGTTCAGAAATTGCTTATTATACTATTCAGGATAATGTAACAGCTACAACAATAACTGTTAATGTACCTGCTAAAATTGCTGGAACAAGTGTTTCGCAATCTATAACGCAAAAGTTTAGCCATTCTAATAACAAGGCAACTTATACTGGAGGTGTAACAAGGTCTTTTAAAGTAAGTGCTATATTAAGTTTAACAAGCGGTAATAATCACCAAGTAGGTATTTACGTTGCAAAAGGTGGCAGTATATTAGCTGAGTCAGAAACCTATGTAACAACATCGGGAGCGGGAAGGGCAGAAAATGCAAAAGTGCAGGCAGTTACAGAATTAGCGACAAACGAATTTATAGAAATATGGGTGGAAAATGAAACATCATCAACAAATATAACTGTTGAGTTTATGAGCGTAGTTATTGAATCATTAAATTAATTAAATATGTTATACTTTATTACAGAAGGCAATTATATAAGAATTAAAGACGGGGATAATGATTTCCGTTTATTACATAAAACATCCAATTGTATTAATTGGACAGTAACGGACAAAATAGATTTATCTATTGATGAGGTTACGTTTGAAGAACTAAACCCAAGTGAATTAACTTTTGATGGAGTGGCTGCATCAACTGCTGATGGGGTGATTAATTCACTCAAAGGAATGTTTACAGGATTGCAAGCGGCTAAAGTTTACAGAGCCTTACTAACTCAATCAGGAACAGATGCGCCTGTGGCTACTGTTTATGATAACACAATTAGTCAAGATTTAATTTGGGTCAGACAGGGTATTGGTGATTATCAATTACAAAGTGCTTCAAATTCTTTTAGCGGAAATGTTATTTGTGGGTTGTGGAATTTTAAGGCTATTAGAACACAAGTAATAGACCAAATAGTTGATGTTTTTGAAAAAGGAGGCGATGATTTTGTGTATATAAATGCAGCGGGAGATAGCAGTATAACAGATTACGGAATCGAAATCTTAGTTTACCCATAATGGAAATAAAGAAACTTACCGACATGATTGCTAAACGGGTTTACCCCGAAACAGAGAAAGAAAAGAACTGCATTAATGAATTTGGTAAGATGATAATTAAAAGAGGGCATTTGTCAAAACAAATAATAGAGACAATAAATGAATGCAAGAGAAAGGAGGATATATTGGAACAGGGAACGCAACAAAGCAGCGAGGTACATAGCGAAATACCGTACTAAGTTTTTTAACGCTTTACAGTCCGATGCAAGAAGGTTCTTAAATGCTTACCAAGAATCCCCACAAGCGGCACGAAGATTTACCAATGACTTACTTACAAGCCCTCAAATCACCAACACACTTTCACAGATAGTTAGAGAAGTCGGTGTACCCTATGCCCGTCAAAACTACAACGAATTAAGAACACAGAAAGGCTTAGGAACTTCTTTAGAGTGGATTCAGGAAATAATGCAATACTTAGGGTTAAACTTCTATGATAAAGGCGTTTTTAGGATAGTACAAACCTCAAGAGAATTATTTGTTGCAGCACTTAATAAAGCAGTTGAACAAGGATGGGGTTATTACGACATGGCACGATATATTGAAACAACTTTAACAGGGATAAACCGAAACCGAGCCGAATTAATAGCACGTACTGAAGTTGGCAGGGCAATACATTCAGGTTCATTTGTAGGCGCAAGAAAAAGCCCTTTTGCAAAACAAAAGCAATGGATAGCGGCAAAGGATAACAGAACGAGAGGAAATCCATTTAACGATAGAACACCACAAGACCAAGCAAAAAGAAATCCCGACCATTATTATCTTGATGGTGTAACTGTTGATTTTGATGAGAAATTTATAGACCCAAGAAGCGGAAGTGAATTAGAACATCCACACGACCCTAATGCCCCAGCAAACGAGGTTATAAATTGCAGATGCACGTTTGCAGTAACGAATAAAAGAGATGAACAAGGAAGATTAGTTAGGAGGCAGTTGACAGCATTTACATGAAATACAAAAGTTTCAATCAATTTTGAAAATATTATAACTATGTTTTACCAAGTAAAGAGCATAAAGGCAGAGATAAAAGATGTTGACCAAAAAAGCGGAACGGTAACAGGTTACTTTTCTGTATTTGGTAACATTGATTCAGACGGTGATGTAATAACTAAAGGGGCTTTTGAAAGGTCGCTGAATAACAACGGTGCAAGAATAAAACACCTTTGGCAGCATGATGTAAGATACCCTTTAGGTAAACCAAACGTATTAAAAGAAGATAATTACGGCCTTTACTTTGAATCTACAATCAGCAAAACAAGCTACGGTAAAGACGTTTTACAGCTTTATGCAGACGGTGTAGTTGATGAACATTCAATCGGATTCAGAACAGTAAAGCAAGGTAAGAAAGAAGGTTATAATGAAATTACAGAGGTTAAGTTATGGGAAGGCTCAACTGTAACATTCGGGGCTAATGAAATGGCACGATTTACAGGTATGAAAGGACTTACTCAAGAAGATGTAATGAGCAAGATGGATGCTGTACTAAAATCCATCAAAACAGGAACATTTGAGAATGAGGAAATGTTCGAGAATTTAGAAATCTACTTTAATCAGCTTAAACAATATTTATCTGAAATCACTCGACCCGTTGAAGAAACACTCGACCCGAATAAAGATGATTTAAAGAAGCTGAAAGAAGCAATCACATTAATCACAATCAAAAATTTATAATCATGTCATTAGAAATTAAAGACATTCAGGATGCACTCAACCCAATGGTACAAAGTGTAAAATCTGAAATCAGTGGCGAACTGAAGGCTATTGAAGCTAAACACGCTGCACAAGTTGAGCAAATGAACGAAGATGCCAAAAAGAAAGGCGAATCTTTGTTAGAGTTAAAAGAAAAAGTAGATGCAATGGCTGCTAAAGCTAATGCAATGAAATCAAACATCGTTAAAGAGTATTCAAGCCGTTCTGAAGTACTGGAAGATTCAGTAAAAGAAATGGTTGCTGAAAACTTTGACAAGATTAAAAGTGAAACACCTTTTAGCTCAACAAAGTTAGGTACTATGACTTTGGGCGATAACCTGACAGGCACAAGCCAAATCAGCTACGTTCCAAACAATCAAATGCGTTCAACCTTATCAAACCCCCGTTTGTATGAATTGTTCCGCATCATACCAACTGCGACTGGCAACGTAACATTCCCTCGTGGAAACAGCCCCGTTGGTGAAGGTTCTTTTGGAGCGCAAACAGAAGGAAACGCAAAAGCGCAACTGGACTACGATGTAACAATGGTAAACGTAAGTGTACCTTTCATCGCAGGTTATGTAAAGGTATCACGCCAAATGTTGCAAGACCTTCCTTTCCTTCAGGCGTATTTGTCTCAATCACTTGTGGAAGATTTCAACCAAGCTGTTAACACTCGTTTCCTGAATACGATTGCAAGTGGTTCTACTGCTTTGAGTTCAAGTGAAACTTACACATCTACTAAGATGGTTGATGGTATAGCACAACACGCAGCATTAGGTTTAGGAAATGCAAACCTTATCCTTACTACACACAAAGCATGGGCAGACGTTCTTAAGACTAAGCCTTCTGACTTTAGCGTTCCTGGCGGTACAGTAATTGCACCTGACGGAAGTGTACGTGTAGCTGGTATTGCGGTTGTTCCTCATATCCAAGTTACTACTGGACGTTTCTACGTGTTGAATACTGATGCTTTCGCAATCGCACAAGCAAGCGGTTTCACAGTAAGAAGCACTGAAACAGACCAAGACGATTTCATTAAGAACATCGTTACATATCGTGGTGAGGCAAGAATTGAACTTCTTTCTTTCCAACCAAAAGCGGCTGTTTACGGCACAATTGGAGCATAATAGGTTTTCATGTTGTAGGATTCGGGGTTACTTTTTTAAGTAGCCCCTTTTTTATTTCAAATAATTTACTAAATTTGTAAAGCATGAAAGCAATCTGCCTTAATTTAGACAAAAGACCCGATAGGTGGTTATTAGCTCAAAAGGAATTTGCAGAGCAAGGTTTAACAGTAGAACGCTTTGCAGCTATCAACCACGAGATACCGATGATGAGTTTTAACCTGTCTCAACAGGCAATGTTAAGAACCATCACAGAGCCAACAATGATATTTGAGGATGATGTAAAGTTTGTAAGTGATAAACTAAACACTGTTTTAAGTACAGCCCCCGAAGATTGGGATGTTCTTTATTTAGGTGCAAACGTAATGGATAACCTCAAACATCATTCGGGGCATTGGTGGAGGCTTAAAGAGGCATGGACAACACACGCAGTAATCTACACACCTAAAGCGGCTGAATATATTTTAAACAGGTTTTATCCTGAATGTTCTCAACCTTACGATGATTTTTTAAAAGAGTACGTTCAACCAAATTTGAACTGCTATATCTGCAAGCCTTACATCTGTACGCAACGACCTGATTTTAGCGACCTATGGAATACACACGCTGATTACGGTATTATTCACACTGAATCCAAATTAACATGATACACGGAATAACATTTGCAACAGAAAACATGAGCAAGTCGGCTGAATTGTGTGAAATAAGCATGATAAAGCATGGGTGCAACAAAGCGTTTATTTATAAATGGGAACACTTAAACGCAGAATTTAGATATTGGAATAAAGATATTTTGAAAAATGAGAGAGGGGCGGGTTATTGGCTTTGGAAGCCTTATTTTATTTATGGCGAGTTAGTTCATTCAAACGAAAACGACATTCTAATTTATTCCGATGCAGGTGTAGAATTCATCAACAATGTTTCACACATCATAGACCGAATGGATGAAGATATATTCTTTTTCGGGAATAACTGGTATAATGTAGATTGGTGTAAAATGGATGTGATAAAGGCTATTGATTCAGACGGCTACGAATACAGCCCTTCATCTTATGCACAATTAAAACAAGTACAGGCATCAGTAATCTTTTTTCGCAATACACAAAAGGTAAGAGACTTTGTAAAAGAGTGGCTTTTGTATTGTCAAATGCCAAACTTCATAGATGATAGCCCTTCTTTATTTACTAATGTTTCTACCTTCCAAGAACACAGACACGACCAAGCAATTTTAACCTGTTTGCAAATTAAACACGGTTATACGCTTAATTGGTGGCCTGCCTCTTATTCAGACGGGCAATTTACATACGATAAAATAGAACAATACCAAAACGATAATTACCCTGTAATCTTTAACCACCATCGCAAAAGGAACAATGAATACTAACTATTGGCCTAAAGGTTACGAAGAAGATTTTAACGGCTTAGATATTAGTAAGCTGAAAGAAGCTATCAATCAACTCAAAGGGGAAACACTTTTAGAAATAGGCTGCGGAAATGGAAGATGGACAAATGAATTGTTAGTGCCTAAATTTGAAGTTACAGCGATTGACATAATAGAAAAACCTGTTTACGGTGGGTTTAAGTACCACAAAGTAACAGAATGCAATTTAAAGCTATTTGCAGACCGTTCTTTCGATTGTGTTTATTCTCATGGGGTATTTTGCCACCTTCCTTTAGAGTGTCAAATATCGTATTTAAAAGAGGTTAAACGGGTAATGAGAAATAACGGGTTAATCATGTTAGCTAATTGGGGAAGGCATCAGGCACTAATGAATAGAACGGATGAGTTTTTAGATGGGTGGTTTTATAACGATTTAAAACAAACGGGTGAAATGTTTAGTGATGTTGGTTTACGGTGGGTGGACTTTGACCCAACTTATAGAGATACATTAGCAATAATTTATGAATAAATATTCACAAAACGGAGAAGATGGAATACTTCAGGATGTGTTCCAAAAATTAGGAATAACAAACGGCAAGTGCTGCGAGTTTGGAAGCCATGACGGTTATTTCTGTTCCAACACAAGATTATTAGTAGAGCAAGGCTGGCAAGGTGTTTTCATGGATGCCATACATGGGGATTTTATTACACCTGAAAACGTAAACGACAAAGTACCACAGGAATTAGACTTGTTAAGCATTGACATTGACGGCAACGATTATGCGGTTTGGTTTGCTTACAACGGGAACGCTAAGGTAGTGGTGATAGAGATTAACAGCAGCTTAGACCCTGAAAAGGATTTCTTTAGTGAAGATAAAGGATGCAATTTTTCCTTAATGAATAAGCTGGCAGAAACTAAAGGTTACTTTTTACTATGCCATACGGGGAATT